GACGAAATCGCAGATTGTATGCGTGCAGTTTTGGGCGAAGTGGTGCTGCAAGACTGGGACGGCATTACCAGCGGTGGCATCCCAGTTATGTTTACGCGCGATGTGGCCAAAGAGTGGACAGGCGGGCGCAAGGGCGCGAAGTTTGCAGACTTGGTGCTGCTGGCGGCGCAACGCTTGGATGAAGGCGCTAACGACTTCGCCGAGGCAGCAGCAAAAAACTGACAGCCCGCCTGAGGTGGGCGCTTGATAACCCGAACGCGCAATTTGAGATTGATGCGTTTAACAAATTCAAGCAGCCCATTCCCAAAAGCCTGATAGCGCCTGATTTGCACGATGTTGAGCACACGATTTGGCGTGCTTTTTGGGAGCTATCTATTGAGAGGGCTAGCGCGGAGGTGGCGATAGGGTGGCGGGCTATCGTGGATTATTCAAAGTATGTCGGAGTGCCACCCGATATATTTAAAAGACTGATTCGAGCCATGGATGAAGTCTATCTGGGGCACAAAAATGGCAGCGGTAAAACATTTACAAAAGAAATGCTAAAGAGGTAGTTACATGGCTGAAATCGCTGCGCTTGGTCTAAGAATAGACGGCATCTCGGATGTAAAAAAGGGCGGCGACGCTTTAGACAAGCTGGCGAAATCAGCCGATGGCGCGGCGAGGTCGCAAGGCAGACTAGCCGCCGCTGCATCTAGCTCCACACTCACAGTATCGGCACTTGGAAATGTAGCAGCCCGCGCGGCTGGCCTGATTGGCGCAGCACTTAGCGTCGTAGCTATCAAAAACTACGCTGACGCTTGGTCAGATATGCAAAGCCGCGTCGGGGCTGCCACGGGCGATATGGCGGGCGCGGCTGCCAATATGCAGCGTTTGGTGGATATCGCCAACGCATCGTATTCACCCCTGCAGCAAACGGTTGATGTTTACGCGCGAAATGTGGCAGTCTTGGCAGACCTTGGCAGGGGTGCAGCGGACGCTGCAGACTTCACCGAATCGCTAAACCACATGCTTGTCATAACTGCCACGCGCGGAGAGCGGGCGGCATCGGTGCAGAACGCGCTCAGTAAGGCCATGGCGGTAGGCAAGCTGCAGGCCGAAGGGCTAGAAACCGTCATGGCAAACGGCGGTGAGGTGGCTGCAGCACTGGCAAAAGAGCTTGGCACAACGGTATCAGGGCTGCGCCAAATGGCGGCTGACGGGGAAATCACAGGCGATGTGATAGCCAATGCCGTGATAGGCTCACTTGAGGGCGTGCGCTCAAAGGCCGCCGAAATGCCTGCCACGGTTGGCGATGCGTTTGTGCGTGTGCAAAACAATGTCACGGAGCTTGTGGGCACGATAGACAAGGCCACTGGCGCATCTTCGGCAATATCCGAGGCGGTTATGTCTGCGGCAAATGGCGTGCGAACATTCGGCGTTTATGCGGCGGCTGCAGCCACTTTGATGCAGCCAGCATTTAGCGCCATAGGCTCGGCAATCGGCGCAGTGACTAAATATGCAGATTTTGCGCTTGTCGCACTAGCTGGCTTCGCAACGCCCACGCTTATAGGGGGCGTGGTGGCGCTGGCCTCAGCACTGGCAACGGGACTGGTTGGCGCTATCAACATGGTGAAAGCAGCCATGATGGCCAACCCGATTGGAGTTTTGGTAGCGGCGCTGGCGCTGGCGGGGTACGCGGCCTATAAGTTTCGAGACGAGATTGAAGAAGCCATTGGCATTGATGTAGTGCAAACGGCAAAAGATGCCGCGAATATGCTCATAGGCTCATTTATGGCAGCCTACGAGGCGATTTCCTTCACATGGGAAAACCTAGGTGACATCATAGGCGGCGCGGCTTATGGCGCGGTCAATATGGCGATAGCGGCGATAAATACACTTATCAAATCGTCGCTGGCTGGCATGAATTTGCTAATTGACGGGATAAATAAAATCCCTGGGGTCAAGATACCCAATATCGCAATCGCGATACCTGAGCTAAAGAACGCCTACGCGCAGCGCCTAAAAGCCGCCGCCGCTGGCAACAAGTCTATCGCCAAGGCTTTTACCAAAGACTATGTAGGCGCTATATCAGACGGCATATCTGGCGCTATGAAAAAAGCAGGCGCGGCTGCGGGCGGCGCAGCTGGCGGGGCGGGTAGGGCCAAGGGCGCATCATCTGGAGCAGGCGGCAAGGCAGGCGGCGCAAGCGCACAAAACGATGCCGCTCAAAGGCTGATAGATAGCCTAAGCCAGCAGGTCTATAACCTTGAAAAGCGCACCGCGCTGGAAAAGCTCTACGCTGATATTCAAAAAGACAATATCCAGCTCACAGCCGCGCAGATGGAAAAGGCGGTAGGGCTAGCCAAGGCGATAGACGCGGCGGCTATGGCTGAGCGCAATAAAAAGGCAGAGATTGATAAGCAGAATTTGGCTTATCAATTGCAGGAAAGCCTGATAGCCAAGCAGCAGGGCTATCAAAAAGAGCTTGCCGCCTACGGCATGGGCAGCAAGGCTGGAAAAGAGGCAGCAGAGCGCATATCCATACAGCAGCAGCAACAAAAAGAGCTGCGTGATATGGCGCAGCAACACCAGCAGGAAATGCGGGCAGCGGAAAACGAGGCAGAGCGAGCGCACTTGCAATCCATGTATCAGCAGCGCGTGGATATGTTGCAATCCACTTTCCAGCAAGAAATCGCGCTCTACGATGAATATCTAGTCCAAAAGCAAGAAAAAGAAGCGAATGCCGCGCTCGGTGTGCAGCAGGCTATGCAAGACTTCTTGGATAACTCGCAAAACCTGTACCAACAAGCGCAGGATATGACGACTAGCCTGCTGGAAGATGCTCAGAGCAAAATCAGCGATGGCTTTATGGCCATTCTTGACGGCTCAAAGAGCGCGGGCGATGCGGTCAAAGATATGGCCAGAGGCATGGCGCAGTCGGTTATCAAGGCGCTGGTGGACATGGCCGCTCAGTGGCTGGTTTATAAAGCGGTGCAGATGTTTGTGGGCAAGTCCACGCAAAGCGCGGGCGCTGGCGCACTATCGGCAAACGCCGCTGCTACATCTATGCAGGCAGGCATTGCAGCGTTTGCCAGCACTGCAGCAATCCCTGTTGTCGGACCAGCACTAGCGCCTGCAGCAATGGCGGCTGCCATATCTGCCACAGCCCCAGTTGCAGCGGCAATCGGCGCTATGTCGCTCACAGGCATGGCGCACGATGGTATTGACTCAGTACCACGCGAAGGCACTTGGCTGCTCGACAAGGGCGAGCGCGTCATGACAGCCAACACCAGCGCCAAGATGGACGGGGTGCTAGAGCGCATCGACGCAAGGCAGCGCGGCGCTATGGGTGGCGGTGCTGCAGGCGGGGGGCAAGTGGCCTACTCAGCGCCTATCATCAACATCATCGAAGATTCGAGCAAAGCAGGCCAAGTCACCAGTGAGCGCGATGCGGATGGAAATTACAGCACTGATATTTTTGTTTCTAACATCATGCGCGGCGGCGAAGAGGCGCGGGTTTTAGAGTCCACATATAACCTGAAACGGGTAGGCACATAACCATGATTACAACCAACATCAATTACCCTGAGGTGTTCCCGTGGCCAAGTGTGGATGGCTACAAAATCCAACACACCAACATGATTGAGCGCAGCAATTTGGACAGCGGCAGGGCGCGGCAAAGGGTGCGCTTTAGCAAAGTTCCATCTACTGTAAACGCCTCTTTCTTCTTTGACACAGACGAGCAGGCTGCGGCGTTTGAGGCGTGGTTTAGGGATGTGCTCAAAAACGGCGCTGGGTGGTTCAATTGCAGGCTCAAAACATCTATCGGGCTTGGTTATTATGTTTGCCGCTTCAAAGAGGTGTACGAAGGCGCGAACCCTATCGGCATTTGTGCGTGGGAGATAAGCGCGGAGCTTGAGATATGGGAGCGCCCACTGCTGCCAGTTGGCTCAGGGCTGTTCCCTGAATACCTAGTTGAAGCGGCCATTTTGGACAGAGCCATGAATGAGCTATGGGCTATCAATTGATAGAATGGTCGTATGGCAATCTCCACACTTTTACAAACCGTTTATTCCACAGCTCCGCCAGATGCGTTGATTCTCGAGACGATTGAAATACGGGTGTCTGGGCAGCAGCCCCTAAGATATGTAGATGGCTTTGAAGATATGCAGCTTGGCACGACGCTGGGGGCAGGGCTTATTTATCACGCATTTACCGCTGCGAACATCTCTATTGACCTGCCAAAAGTCAGCGCAGGCGGCAATCAAACCCTTAAATTCGGCTTTGCTGGCTCTGCTGATATTGCAGAGCCTTATATCCGCGCTGCGTTGGAATCCACCACGCCTAGCGTTTTGATTTATCGCCAGTACCTTGCCAGCGCCCGTAGTAAGCCATGCCGAACGCCCTACACCATGACCATCGTGGGCGGTGAGATTAAAGGCGGCGATGTGATTTTCGAGGCCGCATATATGGATATGCTCAACCTTGCATGGCCTAGAGAGCGATACACCAGCGAATCCGCACCTGGCATTAGGTATATGTAATGCGCCGGCTCCAAGACTACATAGGCACTCCATTCATGCACAAGGGGCGTGACTACCCGAATTTTGACTGTTGGGGGCTTGCAAGAGACGCACGAGCCCACCTTTTTGGCGGGCGTGAGCTGCCCGCATTTTCAGACATTGCGCCAATCCAAAAGAAGGCGCTGACGAAGGCGACGCAAGAGATTGTTTTAAGCGGGTTTGTCAAAGAATCCGCCCCAGTGGCAGGCGCACTGGCCACGGCTTGGATTGGCGGCCTATGCGTGCATATCGGCATCGTGGTATCGGTGGACGGGCGTATGTGGGTGCTTGATACTGAAGAAGGGCACGGCGGCAGGCTAAACCGAATTCAAGATTTTGAGCGGCTCTATGAGAGGGTGATTTACTATGTGGAAACTTGAGGTTTACCCCTCGCTAATGGAAGCGCCCGCGATTGAAAAATACAATCGCAGTGGCAGCCTTGCTGACTTCTTGAAAGAGGCTGAGATAGAGTGGGAGGGGCGCGAATACCAGCCGATTGTCGTGACGGTAAACGGGCAAGATTACCCAGTTGCGAGCTGGAAGAAGAAGATTAAATCAGGCTCGATTGTCAAAATCCGCGTTGTGCCAAGCGGTTTCATTGGCAAGCTGATTGGCAAAATCCTAGGCTTCATCATGAAGCTGTTCGGCGGCAGCAAAAAACAAAATGCGCGTGTTGATACTGGGCAGGCACGAAGACTCGAATCAGTAGAGGCCTCTAATAACCAGCCTAAACTGGGCGATGTGGTGCCAGAGATACTGGGCACATTTCGCAAATATCCCGATTACCTAGTGCAGCCTCATAAGTATTACCTACCCAATGACCCAAGGACTCAAATCTTAGAGTTTCACGCCTGTATTGGTCCAGGGGAGTACGAAATCGATTCACAAGATGTGAGGATTGGCAACACAGAGTTTCAACATTTGAAAGGTGATTATTCACAATATGTTATTTATCCGCCAGCCGCTGACTTAATAAATGTAACAACAAACACAAACTGGCATAACAGCCCAGAGGTCGGTGCCACCTCTAGTGGGTCAACTGGGATAGATTTGAATAGTGAGATATTAAATTTTGAGAACACGCAGGCTACTTCATATACTTACTCGTCAGGCAATACAATAACCCGTTCAAATGGTGTGTGGCCTAGCGGGTGGGAAGTAGGAACTATTATTAGAGTTGCACGCAAACTCACTTATGGGCTGTCGTACACATATTTAACAAGTGCTTTCAAGGCTGTTAATTATTTCCCTGGTTTTGGTCCATATCAGTCATTCTATGGAACGACTTTAACTGGTGATTTTAAACATCTGGAAACTATTAAGCCATCTCCAGCTAAGATATTTATTGGCTACTCTCAACAAAATACAAACACTCCTGTTTACCTCCCCACTTTATCACTGATGGTACTCAATGGATATGGGCAGCAAGCTGTTCTACATGGGACTAATAGCGTCACCTTCTATAACCCATCAAATGTAGGCGGTTTTTCTAGCCCAAGCGTCCAACTTTATGACCCGTTTGCAGGTTTCAAGATTACATCCATTACGCCAACCCAAATTACGGTTGAGAGAGTGGTAGTGCCTTTTGGAGCCAGTTTGGACTATGCCAATTTCACTGTCGATACATCTTTCCAAGGTTTTACAGACGGGACTGATTCTGGCACTTTGTCATTCTTAGCTTCCAATGCTTTTGGTGCTCGTTCAGCAGCTTTTGCGGCTACCCCAAGTGGTGAATTAACCACCACATTAGAGCTTGATTTTTTCTTCCCTTCAGGTTTATCTATTGTCTCAGATACAGGGAGTTTGGGCAGCATTAGTGTGAGTGTGGAGGTTACTATTACAGACTTCGACACGGGGCAGGCCGCTACTGTGAACTACACATTTACAGATGCCACCATTGACCAGATTGGTTACACAAAAACTATCAAATTAGGTCCGACTGATGATGGTCAGGATTCAGGGTTGTTCTCTAGACCTATTCGACCAATAGTGTCTGTTCGCCGACTATCTGAGGCATCAACATCAACATCTGTGAATGATAAAGTTACATGGCATGGGTTGAAGTCTTTACTTCCGAATGTGAACAGTTACCAAAACTGGACGACAATTGGTGTTAAATTGCAGAGTGGTGGTAAAGTTAGTGGCACATCTGAAAACCAAATCAACCTTATCGCCAAGCGCAAAATTGAGCCAGTGGCAGGTGGCGCAAGGCGCGTCTCAAGCCGCATAGAAGACTATGTAGCGTACATCGCCAATACAGCAGGCTACACAGCAGCGCAGCTCGACATCGAGGAGCTAACAAGGCTTGG